GTGCTACTTCATTAATTTTCATTGTAACATTCCTGCCAATTGTTGTTTTTGCTCAGGATTCATTTGCTTTAGTTGAGCTAATATGTTATCAGGTATTACTGCTTTGCCTTTACCGCCTGCTCCACCTTTAACAGGTGCTCCACCTTTAACAGGTGCTCCTGCTGTGCCCGGTACTCCGCCTTTACCAGCTAGTGCTTCTTTGGCAGCTTGCATTAGTACAGCATCAAGTTGTTTCTTTTGTAAAACACCACTAGGAATAGTAGCAGATGTTTTATGTTTTTTAGATTGTAAAAACGCACTTAGCTCTTCGCCAGTTGCTTGGGCCATTTTTTTGCCCTGAGTACCTAGATATGTATTAAACTCTTTGTGTAAGTTATTTGCTGTATCACCTAAGTCAGCTTTGCCAGCCATGTTGCCAGCTTTGGACTTTGCAGCACCACCAGGTATCTTACTTAATATCTTTGCACCAAGTTTATTACCTAGTTGAGATAAGCCACCAGCAGGTACTTCATCAACTTGCTGTGATCTCGATAATTCATTAATCTTCATATCTATTCCTTTAAGCACTATAGTTACTTATATGTATTTATAACATATTTATTTCAAACTTAGATAAACTATTAATGTATGAGCAAGCTCATACAAGTTTTCGCTAACGCTCAAACTACTTACACTTCGTTATTAATAGTAGTTATTGAATACATTAAAGCATTATCATGTAAATGATAATGTGTTAACTTCATGTAGATTGTTTTTGTCAGACGGAACTATTTCTAGTCCCACCTAATCTTAAAACCTCATGTGAGTCGCACATTCGCCAAGACATTGGAAGTAGGTATTTGTTTATACACAAGTTTGATGGGCTCTGACCTTTCCCAACCTACGTCGACATTATGTTGCTTATAATATACAATGTACATTATATGTAACAATATTCCCCCGCTTCGTTCCTGTTGCTAAGGGGTTTCTACAAACTATATAGTGTTTTTCGACTGCCAACAATTCAATCTATATCAACTAGTGAGCCCAATTTGTTTGGTGGCTTCCACACTCTGGTGTGTCAATCAATATGTACGTGTGCTTCTATACGAGAGCTTTTTCCACAGCGGTATTATAATCTGGCCCGCCAACCTTATGTGTTGGAATGTTTTGCCTGTATGTGATGTTCTAGCAGTGCCTGTTTGAGTTTGTCTGATCCACCGACTCTAACATTTATGATACCGTTATAGTAATCATCTGTTTCAAGTACACGCCTATCAAACTGTTCTCTTGCCTCTATGTAGGACATTTCGCCCCTACCTTTACATAGGTATAGTATTTCTCTTGTAAACTTATCTTCGCCTAGTGTTTCAACGTCTGCGTTCAGTCTATCACTGGAGCCATAATATTCTCTCCAGTCACTTTCTTTAGTTCCACGACGTTTATTTTTCTTGCCTTTAAGTGGTGGCTTAGTAGTTTTAAACTTTGCTAGTTTCTTGCCTATGTATTTCTGACCTGTAGTGGTGTTGGTAATAAGATAAACAAATCCTTCGTAGTCGTCCGGTATTTGGTCAATCTTGTTGCCTTCGTAAGTCCACTGCATGAGTATACTTACCGTTGCCTAAGTTTATTTGTCGCCTTTGTGAGTTACTCTTGTTGTTATGTGCTTTTCGTGAATTTCATCTGCTCTTAATTTTGCAAATGTCCTAATATCTCTTAATGCTTTTCTAACAGACCGATGTGTACGTACTGAGTTTCGATCTTCAAACTTCTCGTTTTCAGAAAAATACGCCAAGTATGCCTTTACTAACTGGTCATGTACATCATCTACCTGTTTCATTCTACCACATCTAAGTCATTAGCATAGCTTGTGTAACCATTTTCTTTTACAACTCTAAGAACATGATTAACTCTACCAATTAACTCATCCTTGTGCGAAATAAGATATATGTTCTTGTCTCGCTCTCTGCCCATCTTTTTAAGTATGCTTAGAGAGTTTTCAACGCCAGCAGTATCCATTCCGCTATCAATTAACTCGTCAATAAACAACAAATTAATATTTTGATATAAACTTTCCCAAACATCACGGAATGCAAAGCTCAAGCCTAAGATAAGCCTATTACGTTCGCCTCTTGACAAGTTATCAAAGTCTAAGTCTTGTCCTAGCTGTGTGATCTCAACGTTTAAATCGTTTAAAAATAGTACTTGATGCGGCAAACCAATCTTATCGAGATAATATGTAAGTCTGTTGTTTAAGTATGCTAGGTTCTGATCAATAATCTTCTTACGAATGAAGCTATCTTTGTTAGTAAGTAGCTTCATTAGAAATTCTTGATGGTCCTTGTAACTAACTAGATCATTAACTGCACCCCAGTTAATTTCTTGCATAGCTGTGTCGTTTAAATCATTAATTTGTGTTTGGTAAGGATCATCTTCTTCTGCAATTCTAGTTAAAGATGCCTTTAAGTTTTCTACATTGCTTCTGTGATCGTATGCTTCTTTTGCAGTTTCGTAGTATGTACTAGGCTTTCCGTTAATATCACCAATATCTTCAAGACCTTTACTAACTCCAACTAGTTTATCACCTATTTCTTTTTGATATGCAATAGCATCAGCAAGTTCTTTAGTTTTACGTCCTTCAATCTCTGCTTTTTTGTCTGCATGTAGCTCTTGACCGCATGTATAACAAGTAGCATCTTCAAGATCTGCGATATCTTTAGTTAACTTTTCTACAGACTTGTCAGCACGTAATAATGCAGGCTCTAATGTACTAAGTTCTTTTCTAAGAGCCAAAATAGTATTGTTATGCTGTGTCCAACTAGCTAACTTTTCATGTGATTCTAGTTCAGTGTCAATATCTAAATGTTCTAGTTCATCTATTGCACTACTAAGATCTTGACTGTCTTTACGGTGCTTTGATTTCCAAGCACGTTGCCGTTGAGCTAGTTGCTCAATACTTGCTTTAATTTTTTCATTAGATGTTTCAACAGCTTGAATCTTTAGTGTCTCTACAGTAATAGCATCTTTAGTTTCTTTAATCCTATCCTTAAGAGAGTTAGACTTTTCAGTGAGTATAGTAATACCAAGCAGTTGTTCAATGATTGCACGTTGATCATTTGACCGCATGCTTAGGAAAGGTTCGGTATATGTGTTTAGTGCTACAATATGTTTGAACATATCGTGACTCATACCAAGTAATTCGTTAATTGTTTCCTGTGTCTTACGTGAATCACCTTGTGACTCGTCAATTAACTCTTGTTCTCTGTCATTGATATAGAATTTAAGGAAATTAGGGCCTCTGCCACGCTCAACACGGTAGGCTGTAGCGTCTTTTTCGAATTGCAGGGTAACTACCATGCCTTTGCCGTTAGTTTTGTTAATAAGGTTGTTACGTTTGATGTTAGTCAACGCCATACCATACAATGCATAGCTTAATGCATTAATGATAGTTGTCTTACCAGTACCATTCCTACTTCCACTGTCGTCACCACCTTGGTCCAAGTTTTCACCTAGTACAAGTGTTAGCTGTGCTTGATCAAAATCTACAGCCTGGGTTTGATTGCCCACACTCATGAAGTTTTTTACCGTTAGGTCTTTAATTTTTATCATTCGAGTCCGTTATAAATGTCCATAAGGGTTACTTTATCAAAACTGTCAGTATCAAGTTCTGCAATTTCACCAGCTACGATTTGATCTACACTAACAAACGCTGAAATATCTAAGTCTGTAGTCATTTCATCAATTTGCTTCTGTGGAATTAGTGTAAGTTCTCTGCATTGATAGTCTTTAACAAATGTTTCTTTAATAAAACTAGCTTCTTCGTAAGATATTGGCACATCAATAGTAACACGCAAATACATCTTAGGTTTAATTAAGTTTTCAGTATCTTCTAGTAATGCTCTCAATCCAATTGTGCGATATTTAGGACAATCAGGCCAATTAATAAACTCCGGCTCTTTATTGTTCTCACGATCTAATATCATCATGCCTCTATCATCATCCCACACATCTGCATAGTTGTGCGGAAAGGCATTTCCAATATAATTAATTTTTCCTTGATGCTGCCGTTTGTGAAAGTGTCCACTAAACACGTATTCTTGGTGTTTAAAGTGTTCAGGCTTTAAATCACCATGGTCGGGCATCTTAACTAACGCATTCATATAGAAGCTAGGAAGTTCAAAGTGTCCAAATAGGTATTTCGATTTAATATCACTAATTTGTTTCCATTCATCACCAACTAACCAAGGAACAATAGTTACATCCTCGATTGTAGTAATTTGATCTACAAAAGTAATACCGGGAATATGTTTTGCAAACGCTGTACTGTTAACATCACGCTTGTCTTTGTAATATAAGTCATGATTACCATCAAAGAAGAAAAACTGATCAAATGCTTGACCTAGTTTTTCCATTGAACGGATAGTTGCATCCATAGTGGTAAGATTAAGTGAATTTCTATTATGGTGCCAGTCACCGCAAAAGATACCAGTCTCACAACCAGCGGCTTTTGCAGTTTCTATATACCAATCAATAAAGTCTTCACAATCATCGTTATGTATACGGCTATTCCCTTTTAATCCAAAGTGAATATCTGTAAAGACTGCTGCTTTCTTAAACAAATTTACTATCTCCTATTCTATAGTAATCCTATAGTAACATTATATAGTATTTTTGTACGCCTGTCAACCTCTATTTTGAAGTTTTATCAGTATAAACGCTAGTACCGGCTTCTTCGTTGCGTTTTACACTAGCTTCCCACTCACCTTGGTGCTGTCTAGTATAACTCGGATTAAGATCATTCATCTCTAAGATGTCATCTCTTATGTTTTGGTTGCGTTTTTCAATATTGATAACTCGTACAAAGCTATTAGTAACTGCGGCTGTATAATATGCAAACGGATTTTGACTTTTAGACTCATCAAACTGCAAACCAATTTGTGTTAACTGTAAAATAGCTTGTCCACGCATTTCGTCATTGTAAGTGTAACCACGTACATTGCCTCTCGTTGCGTATCTTTCACATAATTTAATCCACATCATAGCTAACTCATCATTAGCTTTACCATGTGACCTAGAATAGTGTCCGTTTTCCATACCACCTTGCCAATGACTCTTACCAACTACTATTAGCTCTCCTTCGTCATTGTACTTGTAATGCACAAAAGGAGGAAAGTTTAATTTTTCTTTAGTATCGGCAACAGTTTTTGGATTTTTCTTCCTGCCAGGCTCTTCCGGAATATGATCGAATGTCATAACTCTAAAGATAATCTCTTCTTTAGTAATACTCTTATAAGGAGTTTCACATTCAGCTTGTTTTACCTTTTCTCCAGCCATTTTCCTTCGTTCGTATTCTTCACCGCTAAGTCTTTTAGCTTTGTTACGCTTTGCTTCGGCAAGTGTTCTCATATTAATCTTATCTACGTCTAATAGGATTATATCATAGTTGCCGTGTTCAGGCGCTGTGTAGCTGTTAAACGTATTTTTAGATTTGTGTATTTGCTTCAATATATCTTTGTTATTTAAATAGTTCTTTTTTCTCATGTCTTCTCCAGGCTTATAGTATATATACTATTATAAACTACTATGTTAACTTTGTCAACTAAATACTAGTGGAGATTTGAAAATAATGGCAACTAACGGTTTTAACCAATTAACAAGCAGGCTAGCGTCCGCTGTAGGCAGTAGTAATACCGCCCAATCTATTCGTTCTTTTAATAGAAACCTCTCTGCAGACCGAAATTTTAACAGAAGTGGGTCAATTGGCAGTGGAGCACAAGCCGCAGTAAGGAATACCTTTGGTGGAAGCACTACAGGAGGCTTTGGCAGTTCTATTAGAATGCAAGGAAACGCACAGCAAGGGCTTGCGTATATGGCTGCACCCCCAGATAAAAAAGCTGCGGTGGCTATACTTTCTCAAAACATAGATACAAACTTTGATAATATGGATTGGAGAGTTTCTATTAGTGTTCCTAATGAGATTGCAGAAGGACCAATATTACAACCCTTAAAATCGGAAGATTCATTAGGAGCTACTACCGGCGCTACTTCAGGTGGTAAAATGGTATTTCCTTTTAATCCTACAATACTACTAGGGCATAGTGCAAGTTATTCTCAAATAGTTCCAACTCATACAAACTATGCTTACAATGCTTATGAAAACAGCTCAGTTGACAATATAACAATTACAGGCGAGTTTTATAATGAAAACCAAAAAGATGGATTATACTGGATTGCAGTATTACACTTTTTAAGAACAGTTACTAAGATGTTTTATGGTGATAGTGCTCCGCAAGGTAATCCGCCTCCGGTATGTCGACTAAACGGATACGGTCCGCATGTATTAAATAATATTCCAATTGTAATTTCTAACTTTACAACTGACTTACCAGCCGATGTTGATTATATTGAAGTAACACTGCCTTCAGGCGAAAAGAATATGGTTCCAGTACAATCTCAGTTTACAATAACAGTAACTCCACAATACTCAAGAAGAACAACTGCTAAGTTTAATCTTAATACGTTTGCTAAAGGTGGATTTGTTAATGGCAAGGAGGGATTTGTATAATGGCAAATTCAAAACTTAGTCCGTACGGAAATACTGAAATAACTAATTCAGGATACTTAGACATACTAACGCCTATTGCAATTCCTGTTGCAACAAATGATGTGTTATACGAAATACTTCCAGCTTATACATATAGGCCTGATTTACTAGCATTTGATCTTTACGGCAAAAAAGAACTATGGTGGATCTTTGCACAAAGAAATTTAGACGTGTTAAAGGACCCTATTTTTGATTTTGTTGCTGGCACACAAATATATTGCCCACAAGGCTCAAATCTAAAACAAGTATTAGGATTCTAAATGGCAAGCTTTATCTCTAAGCTAAAAAGCTTTGACTCAAAAGTATCAAATGCAGTAAATTCGGTAGACAATGCCCGGGCTACAGCTAGTAGTGTTACTTCTAGTCTTACATCTGGGCTTCCTGGAACTATTGCTAATGCAGCAATAAAAACAGCTACTGGAAATAGTAATGTTGCAAGCCAAATTAATTCTATAACAGGATTTGGCGGGAAAAAAGCTACAGCAGCCTTATCTAATATAAAGTTTGATGCTAGTGATTACTTAGGCGACGATATTGGAGACGGTTTTGAAGGGATTCAAGCAGGTTTAAAAAGAATTACAGATAACGCCCCAGAGCTAGCAGGCTTAGTTGATAGTAAAATAAGAATAATAGAAAGAGGTGCTGCCGAAATTATGGATGGCGCTGTTGGTAAATTTTCTAAGCTAAGAGAAGCTGCTGAAAATAATAGTATACTAAGTGCGTTCAGTGAGTTTGTTGATGACAACTATGTAGACCCTCGCATGCAAGGAATGCCAGAAATTAATAGCGGTAACGCTAAAAGCAGAATTCCAAATCCTTTACGTGATTTTAGTTCATATAATTATAAATTTACTATGGGAGTATTAAGTGCAAAAGAATTTAATAATCCTAATTTATATAGAGAAGCCGGTGGCTTTGCAAAATATGTTATAAAAAGCAGTGGCGGCTCTCTTGAAAAAAGATACCAAGTTCTTGACGAAAAAGAACGTGGAGGTCACGGTGAATATTTCATAGAAGACTTTCAGCATGATGCTCTAATTGCTCCGAACCCTGCCACGGGTGTTTCCGCAGGTATGAAAATTACTTTTAAAGTTATTGAACCGTTTTCGATGGGAAACTTCCCCCAAGCAATTGTTGGCGCAGCAATAGCATCAGGATACAAAAATTATTACTCATGTCCTTTTTGCATAAGAATTGATTTTACTGGATGGGACGAATCAGGAACTCCTTCAACTCTCAAACCTATATACCTTCCTTTAAAAATAAATCAAATGGACATGCGGGTAACAGGCAAAGGTTGCGAGTATGATGTTCAAGCAATACCATACACTGATTTAGGTCTATCAGATAATGTTAATAAGATTATGACAAACATTAATGCGCCTGGAAACTTAGTTCATGAAATTTTGCAAACAGGTAATGAATCTTTAACAGCAAGCATGAACAAAAGAATTGAAGCTTTGGAAGATTCTAATATTATTCCGGGCTACGATCGTTATATTATTTGCTTTCCAAAAGATCCAGATAGTATTCTTAAGTATCTATCAACTGGATTACGTAAACCTGAAACAACAACAAAGCTACAACAAGTAATGACCGAAAAGGGTATGACGGAAGAAGAAACAACTCAATTTAATGCAGGTGCAGATGTTACTGAAGATTTAATGTTTGGACAAGAAAATGTTACTAGTGCAACTGGATTAAAACCAGTTACAGATATGTTTGAAACCTTACTAGCATTTGCCTCTGATGTTGCACAAATGAATGAGATTGGAAAATCAACGTTAGTTCAAGATGACGCAGAAGGTGGCGACCAAAAAATGTCCAGCTTGAATGGATCATATACTGGCGCCGACGGACTTTCTGATCCTGCAAAATCTCAGTTAATTAGAAAAGATGCTGTTTCAACACAAACTGGAACTAAAGGCAGAATTAATCAATTTGAACAAGGTGCCCAAATAACAAAATCTATCGAAAAAACTTTATTAAACAGTGAGTATTGTAAAGACAATGCAACCAAAGAGAGTGATGATAAGGGTATAAAGAAATGGTTTAGAATTGACACACATTGTTATCTAGATGAAAACAAAGAAACAGAACAAAAAATTGGACGACCTCCTGCTGTTTTTGTTTATGCTGTTATTCCTTACGAAACAGATGAAGCAAAAACATTAGGTAACGGACAAGTTCCTAAGAATACTCCAGGATTAAAAGCTGCAGCAGCTAAACAATACGATTACCTATATACAGGTTCTAACGAAGATGTACTTAGATTTGATATCATGTTTAATACTGCCTTTATGAAAACTGCACTAGCTGGTTACGGTAACAACTCAGGCGCAGCTCAATCTAAGGCTGCAAACTCTACAGTCATTAGTGATGCGTTGCCCCAAGGCGCGATAGCCGCAGGCAATACAGATAAAATGAAATTAAATACAGAAGCTTCGGCAACTGTTGTTGAAGTAATAGCATCGGGTAATGCACATGCTAGTAGAAGTCTTGATATCAGACGTCAAATTGCTGAACAATTTCATGATTCAATAATGAATCAAGTAACTGATATGATTGCTGTTGAAATGGACATTTGGGGAGACCCATTTTTTCTTCCACAAGAAATAGGAAATTATGCTCCTAAGCAATCAGGTGCTTCTCCAAATACTACAGATGACGGCACAATGACCTATACTAGGGGCGAAGTGTTTGTAGTTGTTAATTTTAGAACTCCTTTTGATTACCAAGAATCAGGAGCGTTAATGGATACGCCGTTAGTAATTCCTCAATTTAGTGGATTGTACAGTGTTTGGAAAGTATCAAGCATGTTTAGACAAGGACAGTTTACACAAACAATAAGTTTAATGAGAAGGCCAGGACAATCGTCAAAGTCTACTCCTGGAAACGTAGGAATAGTACAAGTAGTAGATAAAACGATATTAAAAGAAGATCTACCAACTAATGCTAAAGTACTAGAAAGTCAAAAATCTAATAGTGTAAACCCTAATGAAGAAACACGTTCAACTAATCAAGCTGCTCTACTAATGGAACAGGTTAAAAACTCTTCAGGTTCTTTAACAAATAATTTAACTGGTTCAATAGCTAACGCAGCTAAAATAAATCAAAATATAGTTGCTAAACTATCAAACACTGGTTCGCAAGCATCTGCAGCAATAACATCTTTAAAGAATAATGTAACTGGAGATATAGCTAAATTTAGTTCAGGAACAACAGCTAATCAAATGGCAAATAAATTTGCTGGCAATAGTTTTTCAGCAAAAGACTTTGTTGATGACATTGGCGATGGATTTGAAGGAATTCAAAGTACTGATTTAATTGGCGATACATCAACGTTAGTTAATAATTCTTTGATAAAAGCAGTTCCGTCGTTTGGTGCAGCATTTACAGATCTTAAATCACCATCGGGTCAACTTGGAGCTACAGTTAACGCTCTTAATGATACATACAATGACGTACTAGGAACAGCACAACCTCCTAAAATTAAAGATAGAACAGGTGAACTTAAAACAGTTTATTCAGTAGCTTATAACGATCTTTCACCAGCAGTTAGTAAAATTGATACCGACGCAGCTAAACTTTTGAAAAACACAAGTGTAATTAATAGAGGAAGGATTATTTAATATGACTGAAATTGATGATCCAGATTTTAATGACTATTCTGTTGCTGATGCTCCTTCTATAGGTGCAGATCCAGAAGCTAATCCAAACGCATTTAAACAAGAAAAAAATACTTACCAAACTATTACAGCTTCTGGCGTAATAACAAAAGATCAAGTATTTGCTACAAATACTACTGACGAAGTAATCCCTCCTGAAGCAGTAACACAATACTCTACATATTTGCTCTTATCTAAAACAGTAAGACCAATTAGTAATTTAACTCCTGAACAATTTTCTATTAATCAAAAATATATTGAAAACGCAGTAACCGCTCGAAAGAAAGCATTATCCATTATAAGTGGTACTTCGTTTACAGAAGAAAATTTAATTATCAAAGCTAAAGAGAATCCTATTACGGATTTTGTTTATTCTGCTAACCTTGACGCTGCTAAATTAACTAATAACGATATTGATGAAATGGATGAAGACATTTGGGTTACTCCAAAAGTTGTCAGCCAAGACTTTTCGCATCTGCCGGCAGATGCAGGTGTATATGCTTACGAAGCAATAACATTATTTGATGATCGTTACGATTTTGAAACTGGTAAAAAAATACGTGTAGGCATTGCTGCAGGCATCAGCGGAGGCGCAGGTAATTCTACTACAGAGGGCAATACTGTTACAACAAACGAGCAGTCAGAAACAGGTCCTTTTTGATGCAATGGTGTGATAATTACTATTACAGGACGGATAAAACATGAGTCAAAGCGGAAGATATAAAAGAACCAATAACCAAAAAGTTACGAAAAGAGACATTGGTCCTTACGAAGCTGTAGTTGTCAACCACCTCGACACAAGGTATATGGGCGGACTAGAAGTTGAATTAATAAAGTATTCTGGTTCAGGCGGTACTCCTGAAAAGGGAGGCGAGTTAGTCCAAGTACGATACCTCAGTCCTTTTTATGGAATTACTCCAGCGGCCGGATTAACACCAAATGATGGTTATCAAAACACTCAAAAGAGTTATGGTATGTGGGCAGTGCCTCCAGACATCGGCACACGAGTACTTGTAATATTTGCAGAAGGAAATTTAAACTTAGGTTATTGGATAGGTTGTATACCTGACGATTATATGAACTTTATGGTTCCTGATGGTAAAGCTAGTACAGAGCAAACAACAGCATTAACTCCTGATAATATTAAAGGTGCAAAATTACCCGTAGGTGAGTATAATAAAGCATTTGAAGACGGCGCCGCTATTGATCCTACTTTGTTTAAGAAACCTTATAATAAAGATTTTACAGAAGTACTTGAAACGCAAGGATTATTATTTGACGAAATTAGGGGAACGACAACTACTAGTGCTAGAAGAGAAATTCCTAGTATGGTATTTGGCCTTAGTACTCCGGGTCCACAGGATAAAAGAGATGGTTCTCCTAAGGTTACAATAGGTCCGGCAGATGACAAAGTAAATGTTCCTTATAATAGACTAGGCGGATCAAGTTTTGTTATGGATGATGGCGATCCGTCATTTATTAGAAAAACTCATCCTGAAGAAGGCCCTCCAATTTATGTTAATAAAATGGCTTCTGAAATGGGCGGCAAACAAACAATACCGCAAAATGAATTATTAAGATTTAGGACTAGAACTGGTCATCAAATTGTAATGCATAATTCAGAAGACTTAATTTATATTGGTAATGCCCGTGGCACAACTTGGATAGAAATGACCAGTGATGGTAAAATTGATATCCACGCAAACGATAGTGTTAGTATTATGACTGATAATGATTTAAACATTACAGCTGAACGTGATATAAACATGGAAGCCGGCAGAAATATTAATATGAAAGCTACTGCACGTTATAGTAAGGGTGCAGAACAAGATGCTAAAGGATTAGAAAGCGGCAGAGTACAAATAGAAGCACAGCATAATCATAACTTGCTTGTTGGTAACGATTCTAAAATTACAGTAGCGGGTACAATGCATACAGGAGTTGCTGAAAACCACTTTATCTCAACAGGCAAATATCTACATATTAATAGCGGCCAAGACAATAGATTAACAGCTGGTGCATATACACATATTAGTAGTGGTAAAGAACATAGAGAAACTGCAACATATATACACGTGAACGGGCCTGTTGCAGCACAAGCTGATCAAGCCGATACTGTTGAGCCGTTAGAGACAGTACAACTACCTTATGTGTTTCCAGGAAGTTTAAATCCTGTTGCATATGATAGTATATTAACAAGAGCTCCTCAACATGAACCTTGGCCACATCACGAAAACTTAGATCCACAATCGTTTAAAAAGACAGAAACTGATAGAGAAGCACCAGGCGGCCTATCAACAGCAGAAAGAGTACTCACACCAGACTCGTTTTATAAAAACAAAGGCGGCAGAGTAGCAAGTGCATTTGTAGCAGGATCCGGAGGAAGCATTTCAAGTGGTTCTCAGTCTACAGGAGGAGGAACAGGCACTGGTCAGGGAACTCCACCAGTTGACAACTATTCTAGTAGTTTTAAATATAGTGATGAATTAGGAGCATTGAGCTCTAAATACGAATCAAGAGGAAATCCTACTGCAATTGGATTTGATAAAACAGGCGGCTGGTCCTACGGAACTTACCAGTTAGCAACAAGAGTTGGTGCATTTAAAGGATTTATGCGTTACTTAAAAGCAAAGCATACTGATGTATATGAATTATTACAAACAGCAGGAGGAAGCTCTTCGGCTGGTTCAGGTACAGACACGTTTAAGGAAACTTGGCAGTTAGCAATGTCTGAAGCAGACAAGGCTGAAACACAGCATTCCTATGCAGTAATTCAATATTTTGTTCCAGCTGCTGATAAAGTTTCTAAAAGTACAGGTATTGACGTAAGAATTAAGTCAAAAACATTACAAGATGTTTTATGGTCAACTGCTATACAGCATGGCGCAGGTGGTTGCAATAAAATATTTAAGAGAGCAATTAAATCTACCGGAAATTCGGCACCAACAGATGAAGCATTAATCGTAGCTGTATATAACGAACGAGCTAAAGACAATGGAATGGCGTACTTTCCGTCAAGCAATGCTAATGTAAGGGCAAGTTGCGTAAAGCGTTTTAATAATGAAAAATTAGATGCATTAAAGCACTTAGAATTGGAAATTAAACAAGCATCTATTCCAGATGAAACTAACGAAGCTGGTAAAGTCACACTACCAGTTGGTCCGCAATAATAGGGTAAATACAGTATGAGCGAATTAGAAAAAAATCTTTATAAACGTGTTACTGTCCCCCAAACAACTAAGGCCCCTTCACAAGGGCGAGCTTATAGAGGATTCTCTACTGTTGACGGCAAAAAAGACGGGTTTGCAAAATACGACTTTGATCTTATTAAACAAGATCTAATAAATCACTTCCACATACGTCAAGGCGAAAAGCTTAGTGACCCAACATTTGGAACAGTTATCTGGGACATGCTGTTTGAACCATTTACTACTGATGTACAAGAAGCAATAGTAGATGATGTAACAAGAATTGTAAATCACGATCCTAGAATGAGTGTAGATTCAATTACTGTTGACACGTATGAAAAGGGTATTACTGTTGAATGTGTAGTAGTATTCCTTCCTTTTAATATATCTGAACAGTTACGATTTAAATTTGATCAAGCAAATGGCTTGTTGTAAATTATATACGCACTTATCTGTAACAGATAAATATCATAGTAATAGAGGAAACAAATATGTCTTCAACAGATAGACAGACAAGATTATTAGTATCTGAAGATTGGAAGCGGATTTACCAAGGGTTCCGTAACGCCGATTTCCAGAGTTACGACTTTGATAATCTTCGTCGTACAATGATTAATTATCTACGTCAGAATTATCCTGAGGACTTTAACGATTACATCGAGTCATCAGAGTATCTAGCACTAATTGAAATGATTGCATTTCTTGGACAAAACATTAGTTTCCGAGTAGATTTAAACGCTAGAGAGAATTTTTTAGAAACTGCTGAACGCAGAGAAAGTATTTTACGTTTAGCACGTATGCTTTCTTATAACCCAAGAAGAAATCAAGCAGCAAACGGATTGTTAAAGCTTTCTACTATTAAAACATCTGAAGCTATTATTGATAGTTCAGGTGTAAACCTTGCAAGCACAGTTATTAAGTGGAATGATCAAGCTAATAGTAGCTACTTTGAACAGTTTATTAAGATTTTAAACTCTGCATTACCAGTTACAAACAATATTGGTAATCCGTTAAAGTCAGCTAGCATAGCTAATGTTATTACACAGCAATATAGGTTTAATGCAACTAATACAACTGCTGCTATCTTTCCTTTTACAAAAAGAATTGAAGGCGTAAGTCAAAGATTTGAAGCTGTTAGTACAGGAATTATGGGCGAGAGCATTATTGAAGAACCTCCAATCCCAGGAAACAGCCCTGCATTTTTGTTTAGAGATGACGGCCAAGGTGCTGGTAGCAGTAACACTGGATTCTTTATGCACTTTAGACAAGGTAAACTAGATAATTCTACCTTTAGCATATCATCTCCACAGCCTAATCAAACAGTAGCAATAGATGTTACTAATATTAACGATACTGACGTATGGTTATATAACGTTGACTCAAATGGATTTGAAACAAACTATTGGACAAAGCTTGATGCTGTTGAAGGCAACAACATTATATATAACAACTTGTTCAAAGGCGTTAAAGATGTTTTTGCAGTTAATACTCGAGTAGGCGATAGAGTAAACTTAACATTTTCCGACGGTGTATTTGGTAACTTACCATCAGGTAATTTTAAAATATATTATAGAACTAGTGCTAATGCTGCCAGTGTTATTACACCAGGTGCATTGGGTAACGTTTCTATTGAAATACCATATCAAAATAAAGCAGGAGGCTTAGAAACTCTTACATTAGGTCTTAGACTTAACTATACTGTTTCAAACGGAAGTGCATCTGAATCAGACTCAGAAATTAAAAGTAATGCACCTGCAACATATTATACACAAAATAGATTAATTACTGGCGAAGATTACAATATTGGCCCGCTAGCTATTAGCCAAGAAATTATTAAAACAAAAAGTACTAATCGAATTAGTAGTGGTGTTAGTAGATACTTTGACCTTAAAGATGTATCTGGCAAATATAGTAATACTAGTTTGTTTGCAGATGACGGCATTTTATACAAACAAATATTTTTAGAAAAAAGCCAATTCACATTTACAACACAAAGTGATATTGAAGGTATTATTAATAATACTATTGAGCCTATATTAGGCGCTCCAAATACTAGAAACTTTTATTTAGATCAGTATCCAAAGACTATTGTTTCAGACTTAAATGCTAAGTGGATTAGATCAACAACATCGACTAATCAATCTACTGGCAGATTTTTAGATAGTACAGATTCCCCATATATGACTGGTACATTTACTGCTAATAGTTTGCGTTATATTGAACCAGGTGCATTGTGCAGATTTACTGCTCCAACAGGATTTCACTTTATGAAAGACGGAACCTTAATGGCTGGCGCTGCAATAAAATTAGGCTCTACAGCTTATAAATGGGCTAAAGCAGTTTCTATTGCCGACAACGGAACATTAGTAAATACTGTAACAGGTAAAGGTCCAATTGCATTCAATGATAATATTCCAACTAACGCAATTTTAGATAGAATTATTCCTAATTTTTCTAAAGTATTAATTGACTCTATTAAAGTACAAATTATTGACCAAGCATTTGCTTACAGAGATTTTGGTTTACGTTACGATTTAGCAGACAGACAATGGAAGTTAATTACTAACGATAATCTTAATACATTATTAGATTTCTCCACAGGTAAAGCTGGCGATACAACTGGACAAAATCTTGATTCTAGTTGGTTCTTATTCTTTAAGACAGACGGCGAAACTTATACTATTACATATCGCAACTTGAAATATATAATGGAAAGTGCAGATGAAATTAGATTCTACTTTGACGGAATTGATAAAGTTTACAATCCGGCTACAGGACAAGTAGTTAGAGATAAGGTTGACATTTTAAATATTAATACTAAACCAGGACTTGCAAGTCCGTTTACAACTGATTTTTCTTGGTCGATCTCAGACGCATTTAGAGACACAGATGGATATGTAGACTCACGTAAAATTGAAGTACAATTTATCGATTTAGATGATGACGGTGTAGTAGACAATCCGGAATTATTTGATGAACTTGTTGATCCTGACACTGTTACTACAACAGAAAAAACAGTATTCCAAAAGAAGTATACTACTAGTGACGGTGTTTTAGACTTTAAGTTCTTTGATAACACAGATAACAGTATTATTATAGTTGCTAACGAAGGAGCAATATCGCCCTACAGTACAAGAACTGAAGGACAAGTATTTTATCTAGAAGACGAAGCAGTGTTTAAAACTTTAAACAAATCGTTAAACAACACTACATTAAATTCTGATTATAAAGCATTTGTAGGCAGACATGGGTTAAAAATACATTATGTACACGTTGCTGATAGCAGTTATAGAATTGATCCAAGTGCTAGTAACTTAATTGATACTTACTTGTTAACAAAAACATATGATACAAATATTAGAAAATTCATTGCAGGCGATATTCTTACACAACCGTTACCACAAAGTAATGATGAATTATATAGAAGCTATGGTTCTTCAATTGAAAAGATTAAAAGCATAAGTGATGAAATAATTTATTATCCTGCAAAATATAAAATATTATTTGGAAGTAAAGCTCCTGTGGATTTACAAGTGAAATTTAAAATTGTTAAAAATAAAGATGTTGTTACAAATGATAATGAGCTCAAATCAAGTATAATTGAAGCTATTAATAGATTCTTTGCAATTGATAACTGGGACTTTGGAGAAACTTTTTACTTCCAAGAGCTAAGTGCTTATATCATGAATGAATTAACCCCTAAACTTGCATCAGTTTTAATTGTTCCAACTCAAGGAACACAGGTGTTTGGTAGTTTGTTTGAAATAAAATCTGAACCAGATGAAATTTTTATTAGTGCAGCAACTGTTTCTGACGTTGAAACTATAACAGAAATTACTGCTAAAGAAATACAAGCTAGCGGCATAGTACTTACTGGATCAACTTCAACTAGTACTATAACAGGTATTACTAGCAGTGCATCATCAGCTTTAACTACATCAACTACTGGAGGAGGTTTAACATCAACTTCCGCAACATCATCTAACACTGGATCAAGTTACTAATGGCATATAACAACAATCAAAATGAAAGTCCGCTACCAGTTCCGGGTGCTAAAGTACAAAATATAAGTGTTGACTTTTTACCTAAGTTTTTTAGAACTGAAGCTAATAGGAAATTCCTCCAAGGCACACTTGATCAGTTAATCCAACCTGGAGTAGCCGAAAAACTTAGTGGATACGTTGGTCGAGAAACTGCAAAAGCATACAAAGCTTCGGACAATTACATTGGCGATGTTAGTAGTGCAAGAGCAAATTATCAGTTAGAACCTGCAGCAGTAATTAAAGATAACTTAGACAATGTAACTTTCTATAGAGATTACAATGACTACATGAATCAATTAGGTTCCTTTGGCGCAAACACTGCTAACCATAGCAGAGTTAATAACCAAGACACATATGGATGGAACCCAAATATTGATTGGGACAAATTTGTAAACTTCCGTGAATACTATTGGTTACCAAACGGCCCAACTAGTGTTGCTGTTAGAGGACAAAGCAAAGAAGTTGTTAGTACGTACACGGTTACAACTAAAGACCAGGGTGATAATGTTTCATATCAGTTTAATGATGGACTTACAACAAACCCTACACTAAAATTATACAAAGGACAAACTTATAGATTTGAAATTGATACTCCTGGACATCCAATTGCATTTTCAATCTCAAGAACGTTTACTCCTGGCACAGCAATACTAACAGCAGGGTCTGAAGGTATTAGAGCTGACGGCCAATTTGACGGTGCGTTATACGGAAACAATTATGACCAAGGCGATTATGTAGTACTGCCTAGTAGTGGATCTGTTACTTTTGATGCAGACGATAACGTTAGTACATTATATCCAACTGGAATAACAAAGTACGGCAAAGAAGGCGAAACTATATCAGTTGTTTATGTTGATAAAGGTACAATTGAATTTACTGTTCCTACAAATGCTCCAGATAGATTATACTATATTAGTAAAAATGCAGTTGATACTAGCGGACTTATTAAAATTTATGATATTGCAGAGAATTCTGCAATTGATGTTTCCACAGAAGTATTAGGCAAAAAAACTTATACTAGTGCTAATGGTGTAAAATTATCCAACGGTATGAAAATAACCTTCCAAGGAGATGTAACGCCTGCAAAGTACGATACAAGACAATGGTATGTTGAAGGTGTTGGATCTAATATTAAATTAATAAAAGACAAAGATCTTATTATTCCAGCGGCATACTCTACATCAAAGTTAATTCCGTTTGATACTGATAAGTTTGACGACTTGCCCTTCGCTGATGCAAAAGCATATGCTGCAGATAAAGATTACATAACTGTTAATAGATCAAGCCCGGATAGAAATGCTTGGAGTAGATATAACTGTTGGTATCACAAAGACATTATAGTTGCTAGCGAAACTTATAATAACAATTCTTATGATCTAGACGAGAGTACTAGAGCCAAACGTCCTATTATTGAATATGAAGCAGGATTAAAATTAAATAACTTTGGTGTTTTTGCTAAAGAAGATGTTGACTTAGTTGATGTGTTTACTAAAGACGTGTTTAGTGTTGTTGAAGGATCAACAGGATACAACATTGATAATATAGATTTAGCTGACGGCATGCGTGTCTTGTTTACAGCAGATACAGATATTCTAGTAAGTGGGCAAATTTATGAAGTTAACTTTGTTACAATTAATAAAATTAGACAAATTAACTTGCGTCCTGTTACTGACTCGGCTCCTATTATTTTAGAAACAGTATTAGTAACTAATGGCACCAAGTACGCAGGAACTAGCTTCCATTATAATGGAACTACTTGGATACAGTCTCAGCAGAAAACAAAAACAAACGAACATCCACTGTTTGAAGTGTTTGATGCTAATCAAAATAGTTTTAGTGACACAACATATTATGGATCTACAACTTTTAAAGGAACTAAATTATTTTCCTACAAACAAAGTACAGGAACTAATGATGCTGAATTAGGATTTCCTTTAACTTATAGATCGATTAATAACTCTGGAGATATTGTTTTTAACTTTGACTTGTTAAATGACAAGTTTACATACCAAACAGATAATGACTTACTTAGTCAAACAATTGATACAGGTTATCTTAAAAAGTATAAGTCGTTAACGTCTTTTGATTATGTCAACGGATTTAGTAGCATTCCTACTAGCAGTAGACAAATGGTTATTAGACAGTATTCTGCAACTAAAATTCAACTTAATAACTTTGGTATTGATGTTTATAAAAAAGCCGGAGATATAAACGATCTAATATTGCATGTTTATGTTGACAATAAATTAAAAATAAGATTACAAGATTATGAAATTGACAGAGCAAATGGTTTTGCAACTGTTAGATTTTATAACAATTTAACTGTTGGGCAAACTGTTAGATTAAAAACTCATAGCCTATCTGAAAAAACAGATAAAGGATATTATGAGTTTCCACATAACTTAGAAAGAAATCCACTTAATGAAGATGTAACTGAATTTACATTAGGTGAAGTAATTGATCATGTAGATACTATGATTGAAGACATCCAAGGGTTTACTGGTGTTTTTCCAGGCAAAGGTTCGTTGCGTGATGCAGGCGAAACAGATCAGTTTGGAAAAAGATTTGTTAAACATAGTGGACCTATCAACTTTCCATTATATCATATTACAGACAAAAATTTTAATATTGTAAAAGCATTAAAATATTCTAAAAATGAGTATTCAAGATTTAAAAGAAAGTTTTTAGAAACTGCGGTTACACTAGGTTACGATGGTCCTGTAAAACAGCATGTAGATAAAATCTTAACTACACTTAATAAAGAAAAGATGAAGTCAGAACCGTTTTACTTCTCTGACATGTTAGGTTATGGTGATTCTAACAGGATTGAATATACAGTTTTAGATTCAAGAACTACAACATACCCTGTAACTACTCCTTTTGCTTTAACTACTCTTAGTGCAAAAAGCATTAGTGTTTACTTAAATGCAATACAATTAGTACATGAACAAGATTATACGTTTAACTCAGATGGCTATGTTGTTATTAGTGCTACTAAAGTTGAAGGCGATATAATTGAAATATACGAGTATGAAACTACTGACGGAAGTTTTGTAGCACCTACTCCAACAAAGCTAGGACTTTATCCAAAGTTTTATCCAGAGCTTACTATTGATGATAGCTATATTGGTGTAAAAACAAATGTAACAGGTCCTTACAAAGTTTACGGACGCATTGAACAAACAACAAAAGCTTACAAAGGTAAAATTGGTTGGTTCTATCCTTTGCATACTACACAAGCATCGGCAATAGCCGATGACAAAGCACGTGGCGGCACAGGAACTGTGCATGAACATGTGTTTGAAGGATTAGCACAAGTGTTCTATATGGCCGATGTTGCTAAAAATCATGCAGTTGAAGATAATAACGAAGTTGAAGAATATCCAATTGGTGTTGCTATGCTTAGAGGGCATGACGGCAGCTATATTAAAGCGTACAAAGATTTTAGAGACGAATTAGTATTAGAGTTTGAAAGAAGAATTTTTAATAATATTAAAGTTTCGTACTCAACAGACTTATTAGATATACAAGAGTTTATTGCTGGCGAATATAGAACTACTGAGTTTAGTAAAACAGAAGTAGACAATAGCTTAGTTGGCGATTTTACTCAATGGCTTAGACTAGTTACCGGCGCAGAATATACTGAACATAACTTTTATGATCCTAATAATAGTTTTACGTTTAATTATTCTAGTGCAACAAGCCCATTAGGAAATAACGTTCCGGGATTCTGGCGCGGCGCCTACATCCATGCATATGGCACTGATAGGCCAAACTCCAATCCATGGGAGATGCTAGGGTTTACAATGAAGCCTACTTGGTGGGATACAACTTACGGTCCTGCTCCATACTCTGGAGATAACTTAGTACTGTGGAAAGATTTAGAAGAAGGTAGAATTAAGGTACCTGGAGTAGCAGAAGTAGTTAACTCAAAATATGCAAGACCAGGACTAACTAAACATATTCCAGTTGACAGTCAAGGTAGACTAAAGTCTCCTAGAGATAGTAGTTTTACTAGAAACTTCTTAAGAAATGAAGCAACGTCAGGTTGGAAGTTTGGAGATCACAGCCCAGTTGAAACTGCTTGGAGAAGAAGTTCAGAATATCCATTTGCAGTATTATTAGCATACCTATTAAATAAACCTGCTAAAGTAATGGGCTTAGGATTTGATGTATCTAGAATTAAAAAGAATTTGGTTAAGCAATGGGTGCAAACTGACACTAATAAGCCTATTCAATTATCTACTGCAAAAATACCTAATACATATAAAGATGAAACTAGAGTATTAACTTGTGGACTTGTAAATTACATTTATAACTTAATATCTAGTGATGTATTGAGTGTTTATACAGACTATAAAAATAACCTTGTAAACTTAACAAATCAATTAGGATTTAAAGTTGGAGGATTTACTGATACTAGTAAATTTAATTTAATTCTTGATAGCAGATCTCCTTCTAAACAAACAGAGCGAGATGGTATATTTGTTCCACAAGAAAGTTTTAAGGTTTTTAATAATACTAGTAGCCCGTTAGAAATGGTAACCTACAGCGGAATTTCAATTGAAAAATCAGGCTCAGGATATCTTCTTAGAGGTTATAGTAATACTGAACCATATTTTGAGTATTATAAGCCAAAGACCGGATCTTCAAAAATAACAGTTACAATTGGCGGCATCTCAGAATCACAACAAGAATGGTCACCGAGAACACTTTATGAACGAGGAACGGTTGTTAAGTTCAAGAATGAATTTTTTAGAACAGCTAAACAGTTTACTAGTGGAGAGACATTTGATGCCGACGAAGGATTTGCTGTTTTAGAGGAGCTTCCAATTACAGGCGGCAGAACGGCTGTATTCTATAAGGACTTTGAAACTACTGACACTCCATCTAGATTACAATACGGAACAAGACTTGCTACTACACAAGAAGTAGTAGATTTTATGCTAGGATACAATGCTAGACAAAAAGTATTAGGATTTTCTTTTAACGAAGTAGATGCTTTTAACGAAGTAGTTGAAAATTGGGAAAATAGTGCTAGAGAGTTTATGTTCTTTACCACTCAAGGTTGGGCTGCAGGAACTGTAATTACGTTAAGCCCAGGCGCACAAAAAATACAATTTGATAGAGACTTTGTAGTTGTAGACAATCTATATGATAAGTTCTACGATTATAGCATATTACAAGCAGACGGCCAACCTTTATCAGCAGACTTTAACGGTCTTGTTAGGGATGGAAATAGTTTTGGACTCGAAACTTCAAATACTGATGACGGACTATATCATATAAGTTTGCCTATTGTGCAAAAAGAACATGTTATTATTTTAGATAATAAAACAGCGTTCAGTGATATAATTTATGAACCAAAATCAGGATATAGACAAGACCGAATTAAAGTTAGCGGTTACAGAACTGACGATTGGAATGGCGGCCTAAATCTTCCAGGCTTCTTATATGACGAAGCTATTATTACAGAATGGACGCAATGGAAAGATTATAAAATTGGTGAGCTAGTAAAATACAAACAATTTTACTATTCAGCTAACAGCAATTTATCAGGTGCAAAAAACTTTAATGCTACGTTGTGGTTACAACTTAGTAAAAAGCCAGTGTCAGAACTAACAGCTAACTTAGATTACAAAGCAAATCAGTTTGCTGACTTTTATGACTTAGACTCAGCTGGCTTTGACGATGAACAACAACGTATGGCCCAGCATTTAATTGGCTACCAAAAAAGACAATATCTTGCAAACATTATTAATGATGATGTAAGCCAATTTAAATTTTATAGAGGATTCATTGCAGATAAAGGCACTATGAACGCCTTAACTAACTTGTTTGAATCTCTTGGTGACGGAACAACTTCAGCATTAGATTTTTATGAAGAATGGGCAATCCAAACAGGCAGATACGGAGCAACTGAAAATACTAAACAGGTAGAATTTAATCTTAAAGAAGATTCAATGACAGAATCTCCGCAAGCATTTGAGTTAATTGATACGTTGCCTGCAACAAACTACGATAGGGTATATAGAATACTACCTAATGAAGTATTTGATAAGCCTGAGTTATATGATCATAGCCCGTTTCCAACTAAGTCAATAACAACAGAAAACGAATATATTAAAACAGGTGGTTATGTTTCTGTAGAGGATGTTGCATTTACAGCAGGATCAATAGCAGAACTATCACTGGGTGATATAAATGCTACTAGCTTAGGCGATTATATATGGGTAGTTGAAACCGGCAAAGATTCTTGGGAAGTCTATCAAGTTATTTCAGCAGCAGTACATGTAGTTGGAGCAACTCTTAGAACAGATAAACTTGCAAGTGACGGAATGCGTCTTGTAGATTTAGAATTAGATACTTGGGCAGATGTTCCAGGAGACGGAATTAGTCCATTAATTACTACAAGTGACATTGTTGGTATCCGTGGAGCACAAGAATATAATCTTAACGGAATGTATGCAGTTGACACAGACGGTATTAATTTAACTACAGTAACAGTTAAGGCTGATGTTA